GTTTGTTCGTAAACGGAATTTATAGTGTATTGATTTTTAGTAGCTTCTTTATTTATATCGTCTAATGCTTTTGTACTTCTTGCAATTTCTTTATTTGCCTCACTTTGTATTTTCGCTCTCTTTTGATATTCGTTTTGTGCCTGTTTTGATAAAGCTATTTCGTAAGAAACTTGCGCTTTTAGCTCCCTTGCGGACGCCTCTCTAATTTTTGCTAATGCAACCTCTGTTTTGGCGGCCGATTGTTTTAATACTTCTAAATTCTTTAATTCTTTTGCGGCCTCAGCGGTTAAAAATGCTTGTTGTTTTAAATCGGCTGAATTATTAAGTTTAATAGAAGTTAAAGAGCCTTGTGTTATTTTCAAATTAGCAGATAAAACACCCGTTAACTCTTTATTAATTACAAGAAACTCCTCCGCTTTCTTAATGGCAGCATCAAGAAATTTCGGGTCTATTATTTCTTCTGATTTAATCGGTTGCTCTGCCATTATCTTCTTTTATTGCTTCTAAATAATTATAATACTTTAATACACTTACTTGTTTTTCATCAAGCGCAAACTTCATATACTTTTCAATCATAACGGTTGTCGAAGTTGTTTTAACTTGCTTAACATTCAATTTATCAGCCAATTCTAATTCTTTTAGCATAATAAAAGATGTAATTGTGTTATCATTCGTTAATGCTTTGTCAATCTTCAATACCAATATTTCATTCTGTAAATCAATAATATCTTTTAACGGTGTGCTTATTCCAAACGTATCAATATACTGAGCGTATAACTCACTAAATGTATTCTGACACTCTATCAACTCGCTTTCAGTACATTCTTTTCGTACACGTAAACAATAACTGTAATCTTTTAAATCAATACATTTAAACCAATTGTAAACAGGAAACTCATCTATATTTTTGTACATATTACCTGGTTAGTATTGTTTTTTTAACGTGTGGTATTAAAATCTCCTTTGCCTTTTCTCTTAATATTGATAAACTTTCACCCGTTAAGCCTAATATGTTTTCACCCCAATCAACTATTAAATCACTTGTATCTTTTATGGTATCGGCTGAAATTGTCAGCATTCCATTATCAAAAAACACTTTAAATGATGCGTAAAAGTCCCCTGTATCGTATAAAGTAATCTTATCAGCTATCTTTTCGGGATGTAATTGTAATGTAAATGGGCTGTAATTGCCACCTATATCAGACAAAGAGCGTCCTTTACTATCAATACCTTTATCAAAGAGCTGTTTTTTTGTATTCAAATCAATAATTAGATCAGTAAATGACTTGTCATCTGCTAATACTTTTATTAATCCTAATACCTTAAGACTTTTTACTCGATTTGCTAGGCTTACTAACGCTCTCATAGTTTCCGTTTGCTTTTTGTAATCCTAAATAAAACTCTTCAAAATCTTCATTTAATCCGCCTTTAACGGCTTCTAAAACTTGTTCTTTTGTCATATCCTTTGAAGATTCGATATGTATAATTCCTTTGTAATATTCCATTTTAGTATTTATTAAAAAAGCCTACCCACAATTCAATGAGTAGGCTTTTATAGTTTGTAATTAATTTAATTAAACAACAGTTGCAGTTTGTGCTATTACGTTTGTAAAGTCATACTTAGCTAATGTTGGAGTAATACGAATTATATCCCCAGCCGTTGCAGTTGCATACGTTAAAGTGTAAGTTCCAGGAGTTCCTACCGTTTCAACAGCAGTTATAACAGTTACAGCCCCTGGAGTATTATTTGTTCTTAATAGAGCAAAATCAGCAGCTAATAAACCTGTAATAGCTACTGGAGTAGCAGCACTACCACCTTTAGCGTATAACTTAAACACCATTGAAGCCGTACCCGTAGATGTTTGTGATTTAATTGCATCAATTAAACCATCGTACCCGTTTAATAAGTTAACACTTACCATATCAGCAGAATCAATTTTAACAATCTCTTCATCTTTTTGATCAGTGTCAAATTCAAACATATATTCGATGTTAGTTCCGGTTGCATCGGTTGCCCACTTCATGATAGCATCAATTGTGTTAGCGTTTAAAGCAAATGGATATAAAACATCTTCTTCACCGTTTGACAAACCAACTAAAGCACCGTTTTTATCAACAATGTAAGCTGCCATTTCAGTACAACGTCCAGACTTAAGAATACTTAAGAAATTAGGTTGCATTGATGGATAAACACATTTAAAAGAACTAACGCCTTCGTGTACAAATTTCTTTGAACCATCGTTAAAAGATTCATAAGTTGAAGCCTCTTTAGAGATTTCAGCGTTAACGTGCTTTGGTAATGGGTACCATCTTACTGAACGGTCAACGTTATTAATTAATCCGTTAAAAAAAGCAGCATTCATTGTCTGAGGCAAACTAATTTTATTTAAAACTCCATCGTTATCGTATTTTGATACCATAATGATTTTACGAGATGCTTTGATTAAAGCACCAGAACAGGATGGAGAGCCTGTGTTATCGTATTTACTTGTACATGAACATGATGACATTTATTTTATTTTTAGAGGTTAAATTATTGGGTCTATTATTGTTGTTGTATTATTATCAATCGTATCTACTATTTCTGTTAATTGTTCTACTGAGTACGAGCCACCACTTATTACCGTTGTTATTACTAATCCTGTTTCAATATCAATGATGTCTACTCCCTCACATGGAGTTCCGGTAATGTAAATCTCATTAGAGTAAAGAACTGCCAACAAACCACCAATCATATCATAAACGTAGCTTGGTGCCGGTCTGTGATCTAAAGTATTTGTATCGCAACATTCACAATCTTTTAAAAACGGTATTCCAATTTTTAACTGAACACCTGACAAATACATATTGAATATGTTTTTTAGCGTTCCATTATCATTGTAATTACCGAAAACGTTATAGTTTTTTACATTACCTACTCCAGTTAAATCTGCAACATATTGACTAACTGACAAACATTTTAAGAACTCATTACACGCATTTCGCATTGGTTGGATTCCTAAAGTGTCGCCTTGTAATTGAGTCCAGTTGGCAAAATCGCAATCAGTTAAAAAATATAATCTAACATCTACATCGTTATCTATTGCATCAATTGGATCTAAATGTATTTTCTCTTCAACTATTTCATGGAGGAAAACCAACGGTAACTTTGTTTTAAAATTCGGTTCGCTGTCTAACTCCTGGCTAACTTTTTGAATGGTGCCATGTTTAAAAATCAATGGGTATAAATCAAAAGTTAAAACAGTTGGTAAAGATGCACCGCTAACCGTTATAGATTCGTTACAAACAAAACTAGTGATCGTATAGGTTACTAATCCAATCGTTACATCATATCCGGCTGTTAACCATTTAGTATAATTACACGCAAAAGTATAAGTTCCGTTACCGTTATTAACCACCGATTGACAAATCACTGACTTATCAATTTGGTCAATAATAACCTTTAACTTATTATATGTTTGGCTTTGTAGCATTAGATTGACCAATGATTAATTACTTTCATTTTACCATTAAAATCAAAGTAATCAGTAGAATTATTGCAAACATAAATTTGAATGTTTCTATAAGTATTAACCGCCTCATTGTAGTTACTGTAAATAGGAGTACTATTCCAATCAATAAGATTACTTACCTCATTAGATGCAACCACAAAGCCGGTAGATGTATTTTTAACAGGGTTATTTATGCAATAATCCCAATAAATAAAACCTAAAAGCATTTCTTTTATTCCGTTACTCCTAATTTCAATAGGTACATCAGTAGCCATTAAATTAAAAATAGTAGAATATTTTGCAGTTACCGGTGGCAAGAAAGTTGAGGCTGCTATATCAGCATATAACAAATCTGCAATAGTTACACCTAGTAAATCTATTAGATATTTTTTCTCGTACTTGTCAATGAACGCTTGTAATTTAGTGACATCAAAACTGCTTTGACTTATCGAATATTTACCAATAAAATCAGTAGGTTTAACTATCTTTGACATTACAATTTATTTAGTAGCGGTGGGCTGAATCGAACAGCCGAAATTTTGATAATGAGTCAAACGAGATACCACTTCTCCACACCGCAATATTTAGTATTTACTTAGTAATCTTAAAAACTCCGGCATTTGTTGCAACCATTGTTCCTGTTCCTGTAGTATATAATTTAAAGTAGTTAAATGGACAATCGGCAACTTTTAAAAACCCTACATTAACCGCCTGATCTGCTAACATTACAGAATCTAAACCACCTACACGTTTATAATTAACACCATCCAAAGAACCTAACAAAGTAATTTTACCGGCAACCGTTCCTGATACCTTAGTGACATTTACCTGAAAAGATATTTGTTTGTAGATATCACTTGCAACAGCCGTTAAGGTTCCTGTTCCTGTGTTTGTAATTGATGCACTTGCAACTGTTAAAGTTTTAGTGTTTTGTGCTTGTGATACAAAATTAATTGCTAAAAGCGTTACGCATATTAAGATGAATTTTTTCATTATTTCTTTTTGGTTTTAATTATTGGTTTAATTATTTCTTTTACTTCAACTGTTTTATTTAAAGTGTATTCAGCTACTCCTTTTTTGACTAACTCTTGAGCCATATCTTTAGAACATATAAAGACTTCGCCACTAGTTTTAATAGCGAAGTCCTTAATGAATGTTATAGATATTAATCCCTTAGTCATTTACTAAGATGCTAATGTTACTAAAGCAGCAGTGATGTCAGTTACTTTTGCAAAACCACCTTTATCAGCAGCTCTGATTAAGAACGCTAAACGCTTACGAGCTTTTAAAGTCATTTCATCTTCTGTAAACTGAGCATTGATTTGTCCTTTTGATAAAACGATACCGCCTTTTTCGTAGATACGAGCGAAACGTCTGTCACCTACTACCATTGTATTTGCAGTGATAATATTTGATTCAATAACAATTACACTAGCAACTTGAGCACCGTCACGGCTAACAAAAGGAGGTAAAATATAATTATGATTTAAATCTTTTTTCAACTTCATTTTGTTGATGTCTGCAATGTTCATTACTGCAAAGTCAGGTTGATATTTTGCGCCACCTAAAACAGTAATAGACTCACTTACTTTTACAATTAGATCATAAATAGAAGCATCAACAATACCACTAGCAACCGGAGCAAAAGCGTTTACGCTTGCTTTTAAACCTACGATAGTATTTGCTGTACCGTCACCATCAGCTAATTGACGATCAATTTCTAAAGCAACATTTGTTTCTAAAAACAAACCTAACTCAGCAGCAAATAAAGTTTCATCTTCAAAAAACTCTTCTGTTACCGGTAAAGTGTCACCAATTTTTTGTAATACAACTGATCCTTTTTTAAACTTTGCAGTTGACTCAGGAAAAGCAGCGCCTTCTGCAACAGCAGCAGCAGCACGAGCGATTGTATCTTCATCCCAATCATAATAACGAACAGTTCCGTTATCCTGACCGTTACCTAAGTTTAATTTAGGGAAAATGTCATACAAAGATAATTTACGAGTTGCTAATTGACCGATATCCGGTAAATCATAAGCTGTTTCATTGTTAGCAATAAAAGAGCGTAAAGTCAAAGCCTTAATAGTGATTTCATCAGATGAAACTTTATTAGCAATGTCTTTTAATTTTGCTTTGTTTTCTTTAATCTCAGTAGATAAAGATGGTTTACCGTTTGAAGTACCAACTTCTTTAAGAGCTTTTAACTCCTCAGCTAAACGAATAACTTCTGCTTTAATTTCAGTGTTATCATTTGCTTTTAAAGAAGTTTCTAATTCAGCAACTAATTTATTAATTGCATCTACTTCTGTTTTGTTTGCAAAACCTTTAGTAGCGATAAGTCCTTCAACTTCGCTTTTTAGTTTTGCGATTAGTGCATTTTGTGCAGCTATTTCTTGTTCGTTCATTACGATAATTTTAAATTGTTAGTTAAATAATAAATTGATTCTGTTTTCTTTTGAGTGTCAGTTGACGGCTCGGATTTATGAGTGGATGTAACCGGCTCAATATTTTCTTTTACTGATAATGTTGGAGTAGCATAATTTGAACCTTTAACAACGGCTGAACCTTCAATGATTTTAGCCTCAGTAACCGCCCAGAAGTAACCGTTATCGATTGCATCTTGCTTATTTGCAACGTCAACGATATACTTATCCCAATTCTCTTTCTCTTCTAAGTAATATTTTTCAGTTGAATTGATACACAAATACATTGTAACGTATCTCATACCAATAGAATGTTCTTTTACATAGCCTTTAGCGTATTGCTCAAACATAAACTCGTTACGCTTAGAACTTACATTAGCGTCGAATATTAAAGCCTGGGTTTCGCCTTCTAATTTATCAAAACCTAATTCTGAAAACGTCATGCTTTTTACGCTTGCCGTTACTTCATCAGTAATAATTTTACTAAAAGACATTTGATGCTCTTGTAATAAATATAAATTCTTTTGCTCTTTTAAAGACTTATTCCAAATTCCTTTTATATGAACGTCACCATGACTATCTAAAATATTAGTAGTATTGATTACTACTTTTACTTTGATGTTATCCAATTCTAATAAATTAGTATTTGAATCCGCTTTTACAGCTTCGCCTTTATGAGTTGTAGTTGTTGGAATAAAAACAATAGCATCAGCCTCTTTTACTTTAAATTTCTTTTCAGCAATTAAAGCAGCCTTATTATCTTTTAAGTGTTTGAAAATATCCATTACTTATTAACGATTAGATTAGCGTTAATAATAGCTTGCTTCTTAGCCTTTAAAGCCTTGATTTGCTCAGGTGTAAGTGTGTTTTCTTTAACCATTAATGAAAGTGATACGGTTTTATCGTATAAACTTTAGACAAATATAAAACATATTTAGGTAACACGCAAACCGTTATGAAATAAATTTTGTATTTTTGTAACAAATACTTAAAATAATGCTGGATAATTATCAAGACCCAAATTTCTTTGAACGATTAATAGGAGCATTTAGAGGCTCAAAACACGCCAAAAAACAATTTTATAATAGTAGAGTACCATACATGATGAACTCAGGTAAGGTTTATATAAATACAGACGTACCGTATACTGTTTATAATTCCATACCTCAAATAGGATTAACGGTTGATAAGATAGCTGCTATGTTTAGTAATGGCGTGTTTAAATATCAAAAGATTGGTAGTGATAAGTTTGATGCCATGCCTAAAGAGTTAGCGACATTACTTGAAAAGCCTAATATATTTCAGGGTCAAAACGCTTTTATGAAACAGTATATTTTACAGTACTTGATTTATGGTAATCAATACATAAGAAAAAACCAAGCAAGTGCGTTATCTAAAGTTCCAACATCTTTATTAAATATTAGTCCTGCTTATTTAACACCTGTATTAACCGGTAAAACATTTGACCAGGTAGATATGAATGGAGTAGTTAAGAATTATGAGTATACCGAAAATAGCACAAAGAAAACATTTGAAACTAGCGAGATACTTTGGAGTAAAGTAGCTGACTTAGACAATCCTGTTATTGGTTGCAGTCCTTTATTATCGTTACAATTTCCAATATCAAACAGTGAATTAGCTTATAAGTATTTAAACTGTATTAGTGGTGAAAAGGGTGGTATTGGTATACTAAGCCAAACTCCTGTAAAGGATGTGTTTGGTGCTTTGCCTAATAGTCCAGAAGCTAAAACAGCATTAGAAAAACAGTATAGGGAGTCAAACGGTATTGAAGATGACCAAAAGAAAATACTTATTACAGATGCTCCTATTGGTTGGACTCCTATGAGTTATCCTACCGCTCAATTATTATTATTAGAGCAAATAGATGCAAACTTTTTAACTATCCTTGCTAAATACGGTGTTAATTCAAACGTCTTTGTAAATAGTACCTATGAGAATTTAAGACACGGCTTAATGTCAACTCATAACGATACGATACAACCTCATGCAGATCAATTTTGTCAACATTTATCAGAGTTTATTGGTATTGATAAGGGTTATAAATTAGTATTGGATTATAGTCATTTACCGTATTTGCAAGCGGATAAATCAAGTGAAGCTAACGTTTTCAGTACTGTAAGTGCAGCCTTAACGTCATTGTCTACGAGTGGTATTATAACACCGGCAGAGGGCAAAGTAAGATTGACTAATCAGTTTGGGTAGTAAATGTTTGGTAACGCTCTTTTGGTAAATCTAAAGGAATCGGTTCTGGTATAGACTCACCAACGTTATGATTCTCCCAATATGATTTAGATTCTCTATTGTTTCGGAACACTTTTAATTTATTATCACTAAACAATCTATTGCATAAATCAGTGAATGGTTTATGTTTCTCTTCAAAAGTATATCGGCATTCGTAGGGGTTATTCATATACTTAATCTAAAGTGTTTTAATAAATTTTTACTAATAATGTGTTTAATAAAATCTTCATGTATCGGCTTATTAACTACCCACCAATTTTTTATATCAAAACTATTAAACTCTCCGTGTATTGTGCCTATTTCACATTCAATAGTACTGCTATCTGTTAAATTTTCTTTTGTCATATACTTAATATTTTTACAGCAAAGTTAATAAACCAAACCCATAAATAAAACGATCCTATTAAAATACTTGTTGCTACTGTAATTGAAAGAGTATAACCTAATATTGTTTTAATACGTTTATTCATATCTTCAAAGTGTTAATGTCTATTGGTAGTTCTTTGCCAACTAATGCAAAGTAAAGGTTTTGTAATTGATGCAAATAATCTAAATTAGGATTAAAGTCATGACTCATAAATTCAAACCTTTCTCTTAAATCAACTCCTAATCTTAATTTAATAATAGTAAATACGTTTGTTTCAATCGTAAATTCATTACTATCTTTATCATGCTCAAATCCACATTGCAAAAGTATTGATTCGGTTAGGGGGATTGGTTTCGCTTGCCACCCATCAGGTAATTTTTCTCCTTTTGGATTAAAAAAATTAATCTCGTCTTGTGTAATTCCGATTACTAATAATGCGTTTTTAGTTAAATTATCAATAAATACATTTCCTATTCTTAATTCAGTTGGTTTCATATAAACTAAAACGCCTCATTCCAATAGGTTACAGCTACCGAAACAAGGCTTTTAAAATGTGGTTAATATTGTAGGCTGTAACACTACAAGGCAAATATAGTAATAATAACTTAGTTCTCTAAACGTTATAGAAATTACCTAAAATAGTGCGTATAAACACCGTATCTTATAGCGTCCATTAAATGGTTAAATTGATCTATTGGTTCATTTGTTGATTTGCCTGTAACTTTATCAACTAACCACATATATTTACGCTTCTCAATATCTAAATTCAAACTTGATGCTGTATAGAATACCTTAAATTCGTTTAATTTTGCTATTCCTGCTTTTATACTACCCGGTCCTTTATTTGCAGGAAGAGCCATAACTTGTAGTCTTCTAAGTTGGCTAACAATATCTTTATCATGCTCACAATATATTGGTAACCCGTCCTTTAATCCATTAGCATTTAGTATTTGCTTTAAATTAGTAGGAGTTATGCCTGGAGTATAACATAATTCGTGTATAAATATTGATTCTCCTATCCGGACCAACTTAACGCCTGCAGTAGGATCATTTGTATAACCAAAATCTAAACCTCCAAAACTTGGTTCATTCCACGGATATTGATCGTCTGGTATTTTCTGCCAATTAGGGAATATTAAACCAATTAAGTTTCCGGTTAATCCTCGCGCGTAAACATTCCATAAATTTTTATCTTTTATTCCCTCAGTTCTTGCGTGTTCTTTTTCCGATAAGAATGGATTATGCCTATGATCACTAATTATTAATTGAACGTTAGCGGACAAATCATTGCTTTCATTATCGGTCCCTATTAATTTTTCATGTGCCCAGAATGGTGCCGATGGATTATAATCAATAAACGTTTTTACTCTGGTCCTCTTAGCTATTTGCCAAAATATAAGCCACGAAATACCATTAGCCTCATTAAAAAATGAATATTGTCTTTTACCTTGTTTTGCGGACTGCTCAGTATCGCAACTAATAAATTCCATAATCCACCCAGATTTAAAATAGATGGTCCGGTCCGTTTCATTCCAATTTTTAATATGAGATTTTAACTCATCATTGGAGTTACATATTGATTTAGCTGTACGATAAGCCCCCTTCTTTAAATTGTTAACCGTTTCGCCAACTATTGTTATGATCGGGTCCTCATCAGGTGCAATTGTAGAAGTTGCAATAGTTAATAATACTTGAATAATTGAATAAGTTTTGCCAGAATCTGTTCCACCCTGGTTTACTACAATATCCGCTTTTGAATTATAATTAGCCTCAAATACAATTGAGGTATTAAACATTGGATTACTTAACATCTTTTTCTGATCCTGATAAAGGTGGTCCAGATTGGTAAACATTTATTATTGGAGCCTTAATAGCTTCATCTTTCTTTTGCTTATTATCATTCTCAAAGAAGCCTAAGTGTTTCCCTATACTTTCAAGCGCCTTGATTTTATCGTGCATTTTAAATTCTATAACCTCAGTTTCCCCGGAGTCATTAGAAAATGTCGTTCGCTTAACTGATCCTATTGCTTGCGCCTTATCGGGATCTACTTTCATTAAATCTTTTGCTGTTAAATCTCCGTTAAAATAATCTTGAATATTAGAAAACCCTATTTTAGCAAATTCATTTAATACCATTTCTTGAGTTATCCCTACCTTTTCAGCTAATGGCTTGCGGAGCGTGCACAGCCTTTTTGAGACGTTATCATTTGTTAGCAACCTACTAGCCTCTTCTTTTGCCGATCTCTCGCTATACCCTGCCCTAATAGCTGCTTTAGCACCATTTAAATCAATAAGGTATTCCTGGCAAAATCTCTCTTGCTTTTCGGTTAATCCTATTTCTTTGTCAAATGCCATAATCAGTTACAAAACACTATATAAAACCTATAACGACTTTCTAACCGTTCTATTATCGGCTCAATGTATAGAAGCTCGAATGATTTCATTAATACAAAGTTATAACAATTTAGGCAATTAGCAAACCGTTAGTAAAATATACGTGAAATTTTAGGGTTTATGCGTTTTACGTATCGGTAAGACACCAATGATTACGGGAAATTCTGTTTTTTGGAGGGAATTAAATCATATTCTCGATATAGATTTTCAAAAGCCTTTTTAACTCATCATTAATAGCCGGCATAGTGTTTAATCTTAATAATGCAAAATCCCTTATACTCTTATCGCTTGTAGTAATCTTTAAGGCTTTGTACTCAATTGGATAATTTGCCTTTAAAAACTCTTCATAATGCACCATTACCTTCATTAGCTTGGTTTGTTCTACAATAATAGAACTGATAATGTGTATTGAAAAGTTTTCTGAAACCTCCATGAGTCATTAAGTAACCTAATTTCTTATAGATTAAAGCTAATCGTACCTATTGTGTTATTGCACTTTAATCCTTTTTGCTGAACAGTTCCTTTATACGTTACCTTTAAGTGGATGCTGTCACTTGCTGACTGAACGTTATTTTTAAGTGTTATTGTGAACTTTAAATCCTCTTCTGATACATTGTAAGTGTTTGAATAGTTAGTTGATGTAACAACTTGTTGAGCCTGGAATACCTTTAATGTACTATTGCTTTTAGTGTTATATACTTCTACCGTTACGGTTTCAACAGGTTTTACTTCATCTTTCTTTTTACAAGCAGTTAAAGAGATTATTGCAGCTAATATTATTACTTTTTTCATGATTTTAGTTTTTTAAGTTTTTCGTAAATGTATTTAATTTAAACAAATATCTGAAATTAGGTTAATCACTCTTCTATCTAATTCTATTGATTTCTCTAGGTCTTTTATAATTCTATTTGCGGATTCAAGTGTGCGTATTAGGTTATTGTAATTAGGGCAGGACGAGCAGGACAGTATTTGGATCATTTATTTAGTTTAGTTATTAGCTCGATTAATTTATTGTTTTGTTCAAATAGTTTGAGATTAAGCCTTTTCAATTCTATTATTTCCTGAGTTAGTTTGTTGTTTTCAATCTTTAATGTCTCAATATTAGTCAATAAGTAGGCATCCTGTAATGCGTTTGGGTTGCAAACTTCATGCTTCTTATCATTCTTTTGTTCTTTTTTAATATGTTCGAACACTTGTTTTAGTTGTTCATTTCCATTAATTGCCTTGATTATCTCACTTGAAACGGTTGCATTATCGAATAAGCCGTATAGCTTAGTTCTACCAATGCCAAGCAGTTTAGCGAAATCAACGCCAGTTAAACCACTTTCTATATAAATTTTATTTAATATATCGCCAGTCATTCTATTTTTTTATTCAGCTACTGTGTTAATAACTATTCGAACAATTCCGAACATTTTATTTGTTTTGTTCGAACAGTGTCCGTACATTTGTATTGTCGAAAGTAAATTTAATAAATCACTACTTAAAAAGCAAATATAATGGAAACAACTACTAAAACTACCACAAGTGATAACTCTCACTTTATCCCAACTAAATTAAAACTGTCGTACGAAACATCATGTTGTTTAAATGATAAAGAAGGAACAACAGCATTGTTCACAGCTTACAAATATGATGATAACACAGGATTTAAAAATGAAGTAGTAAAACGTTACAACAATTATTCATGGGTTTATAGTACAATGATAGTGTTTGCTTGTTCAACTGTTATTTTATTAACTGCCTTAATATTCTAATCATGGATGAGTTATCAATGAATACCCCTTTATATGATAAGGATAGAGAATACACAGATTGTGAAACGTGTTATGGAGATGGTCAAATAATGACGGCAAAATTATATCCAGGCGGTCATACAGAAGTTATTGAAACTTGCCCTACTTGTCATGGCGAAGGATATATCGAAATAGAAAACTAACCCTTAAAATATAAACATGAACTACACTAAAAAAAAGATTGAAAAATTATTAAAAGAGGCTTCGGATAGAGGCTTTGTAATAGGAGCAACATTTAAGGATTTACACACCTATCATACTAGAGAAATAATCGATGGTGTTTTTTGGCAAGATGATTCTTATGACTTGCGAAATGAAAAAGATTGGGGGGCGTGTATTTATCATGGTGGAAATTGGGCTGAATTAATAACTAATCATTAAAATATAAATATGACAAACGAAAACAAAATTATCCTTTTAAAAGGAAGTAAAAACGACTACCTAAATCAATTAGATGAAACCCCTGATTGTGAAGTTGATAAATCACTTGGATTGATTGAATGTATTGAAAACTGTGATAAGCAGATAGAGGAGTTGCAGAGTAAAATTAAGTAATGGTTTGTGTGGGTTCGATTCCCACGCTTAAACAAAATTAAAGTTCTTTCTCGTATGGACGTTTGACCCACGGTAACAGGGTGGAATTACACAAATGTTTAACGTTTTGATATGAAAACGTAGGCTCTCTTACTTATGGTGATGTTGAGAGATTTAGAACAACCATGAAACAATATTAAAAATAAATATATGAAAACAGGAATAGTATTAACAGTCTTTTATATCGCTTTAGTAGTTGGTTTATTAGTTGGTGAAATTAAATGTGTAGTAAAGGCTTTTCAATGTAATTGGGATCCAATCGGAAAATCAGAGATTATTTATACAGCTTCGGCTTGTTGTGGTCTTGGAGCCATTGTAGGTTATATCGACATACAAGACAAATAAAGTACTACAATCCTTTGCTTTTGGTGCTGCTAGGATTTGAAAAACAACCATACTCCCTACTCATTTAAGATGTAGCATCGAAGCAAGGTAGGGACTTAACAATTTAAAAAAAATAAGATGAGTAGAATTACAAAAGACATAGCGAATCAGGTTGCTAAAAAATTGACTGATAAAAGAAAAATAGCAGTTGATAAAAAATATAAAGAGTTTCAAGAAGATGCTTTTGAGGCATATAAAAAGAAAATACCAAAAGATGTGTTAGAGTTTTATGCAACACATAAGACTTGGGTTAAAGAGGTGAGTCAATATAAATTAATCGGTCATGGTTGGAATCATGAATATGTTTATATGAGCGGTCTTTTACCCTCAAAAGATGGAAATTATATTAATGTTCCACTAGATGAGAAAACTAGTAAAGCGTTATTAATAAAAAGTGATTACGTTAAAGAAGAAAGACAAAAGATAGAAGTTTTAAAGGACGAAATTATAACGGCTCTTTTAAGATTAGGAACTTTTAAAAGAGTAGAAGCTGAATTTAAAGAGGCTTATTTATTACTACCAAAAACAGTATCGCAAGCCTTAGTAGTTAACATTGATAAAATTAGAGAGAAACTATAACAACCTTAAAATAACCAAAGCATAATGGAAACAGAAATTAAACCTAACCCATTTATCCGAAAAGTAGACAATGAAAATTGGAAAACGTTTAGCGATAAGTGTCGAGATGATGCCTACAAAATTAGACATAAATCAGTTTTAAGATATACAATAGGAGCAACCGCAGTAGCTAACTACTTTTTAAGACAAGATGCCTCTGAACAAATAGAAACAATTATAACCGAATATTTTAATAATCTAAAGTAATATGAGATTAAAACTAAACGAGTGGCAAAAAGTAATATGTATGGCGGTTACGCTATTTATTTTCGGAATGATTTTAACCTTTACAATTTTATTATGACAGAATTTACACCAATAGAATATGCACAACTTATGGGAGTTGTAGTCTTTATGGCAGTTCTTTTCGCTATCGGATGCGTATTAAGTAGATGGAATGATGATTTTAATAATGATAAAAACGACTAATTATGAGCTCAAATACAACCACAACAGACCCACTAACTAAAATAGAGAATTTAGAGCGTTACGCTTGCGATACTGCCTTATCAAAAGAAGATAGAGCTTCTATTATTTCAGACATGAATAATCGTACTAGAGTATTATTAGGTGAAAGAGTTGGATTACCTGCCACATGGTGCGATAGAATGTGTGAATTAGAATCGTTTTACGGAATTCATAAAAACAAGTTTTCGAATAACAAAAAAGCCCCGAATTAACAGAGCTTATTTGCGTCGAAAGTCAGCAAATGGATTGGCAACTAACAGTACAAATATAATAAATAATTAATAAATAAAGCAAATGGATAATTTAACACAAATCGAATCTACTGAATTAACAGTAGTCGCTCAAAATTCAGGAATAGAATTTAGTAGAGCTGAACAAATAACATTAAAATACGTGCCTTTTCTTTTAAAGATTCGGGAAGTAGAAGAACAAAGTAGAAAAATAGACTTTGAAAACCCTACCGATATTGATGAGAAAATTGCCAGAGAATTACGTTTATCATTAGTTCCAAATAGAACTGAAGCGGATAAATTTAAGAAAACAGAAAAAGCAGAAACTATTTTATTAAACGGCTTACATGATGATGCTTATGGTATTGTCGACAAGACAAGTAAATTATTAGAATTAAAATTATCTAATGTTGAAAAGCAGCGAGAAATTGCAACTAAAGCAAAAATTGAAACATTAAGAATTGGACGTGTAGAATTAATTAAACCGTTTGGCGAACATTACGCAGCGATGGATTTAGGTAATATGGATGACGTCATGTTTGAATCTATTTATTCAGGGGCTAAATTAAGTCATGAAGCCAAAATAAAAGCAGCCTTAGAAGTTGAGGCGGCTCGTATTGAAAAAGAAAAACAAGCAGCTATTGAATCGGAAAACCAACGTATTGAAATGGAACGTTTGCGAAAAGAAAACGAGATTAAAGAAAAGCAAATTGAACTTGAAAGAATAGAAGCCGCAAAAAAAGAATTAGCCGCAAAAGAAAAAGCGGATGCTGAATTAAAAGAAGTAAATCGTTTAGCGAAAATTGAAAATGATAAGCAAGTGGCTATTTTATTAGAGCAGCAAAAAGCTAATGCAAAATTACAGGCTGAATTAAAAGCAAAAGCGGATGCTGAAAAAGCTGAACAAATAAGAATTGAAGATGAAAAGAAAGCTGTAATGGTTGCTGAAAAGAAAGCTGCAAAAGCACCTGATAAAGTCAAGATGCTTGTTTGGATTGATGAATTAACGCTACCATTTATTGAGCTAAAACAAAACGAATCCAACATTAAAGCCTCTGATATTAAGGTAAAATTTGAAGCCTTTAAAAACTGGGCTAAATCACAAATAGAAACAATTTAATAAATAAAATTATGGCAAAAGAAACAAATATAGATTCTATGAAATATCGTAAATCTACTCACCTGGCAGGTGTCGACATTGAAACAATTGTAGCTGATAAAGGCAATTGCATATTAACAATAAAAGAAGCGTTTTATAATACAAACGTTGACGTATCAGGAAATAAAACAAGCGGTTACTTTTTGGAGTTTAACGAAGATATAAAGCCAATGGTTGTTAATTCTGGTAATAGAAAAACAATTGCTTTAATCGTAAAAAACCTAACTAATTGTACATCAACTGAAAGTAGAAATATAGGTAATTGGGCAGGTAAAACTATTGAATTAATTTTTGATCCAAACGTTAAAATGATGGGGCAAATTGTTGGAGGTATAAAAATAGTGCCACCAACCGTTATAGTTATTTCAGATGAAAGCGGATTGCAAAAATTATCTGAATGTAAAACAATAGCCGATTTAGTTGCTACATGGGAAACATTATCAATTGGAGAAAAGAAGTTGCCGACTATTTTGGCTAAAAAAGAATCACTAAAAACCACACTTAAATAATATGAAAGCGCATTACGACATAATACAAGGATCTGACGAATGGCATGAAATACGTTACGGTAAAATAGGGGGCACTTTAGCAAGTGGCTTATTTATTAAATCTGATAATTTATTACATGAAATTTTAGCAGATAAGACTGAGGAATTTGAATTAGATTTTGATTCTTTTACTTCAAAAGAAATGCAACGAGGTAATGATTTAGAACCAATTGCAAGGGAACATTTAACTAAATATACCGGGATTGAATTTAAAGAATGTGGGTGGTTACAATGTTTAGAAAACGAATTGATGGGAATAAGTCCCGATGGAATAAATGAAGATGAAACTATACAATGTGAGATAAAGTGTCCAGGTTCTAAAGCTCACATTAAAATGATTTTATCTAATGAAATACCTTTAGAATATATTAATCAATGCTTACACGCTTTTACTGTTAATCCTAAATTAGAAAAACTTTGCTTTTGTTCGTTTAGACCGGAAAACATTAAGCCGTTATTCGTTAAGGAGCTTTATAAGGATAGTATGATTAATATGGGTACAAATGCTAAGCCTGTAATGATGACTGTTAATGATGGGGTTATTTTAGCAAAAGGCGCTGCTTTACAATTAAGTAAGCAAGTTGATGAAAAATTAAAACAAATTTCTTTTTAATGTATAGAGTAGAACTAAAACCCTTATCAGTAAATGCTGCATGGAAAGGTAGGCGGATGCGTTCACATTTATATAACGCATACGAAAAAACTTTAATGCTCATTTTACCTAAAGTAAATATTGAATTGGATAAAAAGAAACGCTATCAAATTACTTTAAAATGGGGTTTTAGTTCTGCCTCATCTGACTGGGATAATCCTATAAAACCAACTCAAGACGTTATTGCTAAAAAATACGGATTCAATGATAAGTTAATTAAACGAGCTATTGTAGAAGTTGAAAATGTAAAAAAAGGTAAGGAGTATTTTGAATTTAATATTGAAGAAATAAACTAACGCTTTACACCCTTACTTTAAACTGTTGAAAAAGTCTTGATTTTGTTACTAACGTTTTACGAGTTGCCTAAATTATTATTTGTACTTTTACAGAACTTCCTCACTATGAAAAAATTAAATAATCCAATTACGTACATTGCCAATAGCTAATTCTTAGCGAGTGGGGAAGTCTTTGTGCGTAGTTGGTTGTTATTTCAAATGACTACATTAAAATTAGCAAGGGAAGAATTTAACCGTACTTCTCCATTACTTAAACCTCATTTATGTAAAGATAAATTGACTGGTAAGTATTTCGTAACACTCATTTTCTCAAAAGAATTTTGTATTAAAAAAGGATTTAAAGTACTTAAATAACATGGCAAAAGACCCGGCATTTTTATTTTATCCAGGAGATTTTATGACAGGAACTCAGTTTTTTTCAGATGAACAAGTGGGTAAATATTTACGTTTATTATTAGCTCAACATCAATTAGGGCATTTAAAGGAATCTCATATGATTATGATATGTAAATCATATGATAATGATATCTTTTCTAAGTTCGTTAAAGATAGTGATGGTAATTACTTCAATCAAAGACTTGAAGAAGAGATAGTTAAACGCAAAAATTATAGTCAAAGTAGGGGTAAAAATAGGAGTAGTAAAAATCTCATATCAAAATCATATGATAATCATATGGAAGATAGAAATAAAGATATAAATATAACTACTACTACTATAAATATAATAGACACGTTTTTTGAAAGTTTAGAAAATTCATCTGACTTTGAAAACATAGTAAGGATTAACAAATTTGAAAGAGAGCTGACAAAACAAAAGTTAGCTGAATTTAGAAAGTTTGCAGAATTAGAATATCCAAACTATGCAAAGTTTGCGTCTCATTTTAAAAATTGGATTATCAAAAACCCTCCGATTGATTCAAACACACCCTTAAAAATGGTTTACTAACATGGCAGATTTAAAAGTAATCAACCTGGTTGACAAAAAAGAATACATCATTTCACCTAATAAAACAGGGGAAAACACAATCATTTGCCCGGTATGTAGTCATGATAGAAAAAAGAAAACTGATAAATGTTTTGGTTTTAATCTTCATAAGGGAGTAGGAAAATGCAATCATTGTGGAGTTGTTTTAGTTGAGCATAAAGAGTTTGAAAAGAAACACACACAAATTGAATATAAGCGACCTAAATATGTAAGTGGCACTATGTATTCAAAAAACGTTTTGGAGTTCTTTACTGCACGTAAGGTTAGTGAAAACACCCTATTAGAGTTAAAAGTTTCAGAGGGCTTGGAATGGATGCCACAATTTAACGCAAACGTTCCAACAATTCAATTTAATTATTTTAGAAATGGCGAACTCATAAATACAAAATTTAGAGGTAAAAGCAAATCATTTAAATTATTTAAAGATGGGGAATTGATTTTATATAACCTGGACTGTTCTATTAATCATGAAACTATAATAATTGTTGAGGGCGAAATGGACTGTTTAGCAATTTATGAATGTGGTTTTAAAAACGTTGTATCTGTTCCAAACGGTGCTAATACAGGAAAAAATAACCTCACTTATTTAGATAATTGCATCGATTCATTTTCAGAAAATACAAAGTTTATTTTAGCCTTAGACAACGATACCGCTGGGATTAATCTACAAAACGAATTAGCCAGGCGATTAGGTTTTGAAAATTGCACAAAGGTAACGTTTAAGGACTGTAAGGATGCAAATGACTGTTTAATTAAATACGATAAGCAAACGGTTATTAATTGCATCCAGGAAGCTAAAGAGTTTCCGATAACGGGAGTTTTTAACGCTAATGATATTGAAGCGGATATTTACAATTACTACAATAACGGTTTACCTAGTGGGTGTGGTATTGGAATGGCTGAAATGGATATGCACTTGAAATTTCAAGAGGGATATTTAACTACAATTACAGGAATACCGGGACATGGCAAAAGTGAGTTTTTAGATTTTTTATTATGCCGTTTAAATATTTCACATGATTGGAAAACCGCTTTATACAGTCCCGAAAACCACCCTTTAGAATTACACTTTAGTAAGTTTGCTGAGAAAATTACCGGGAAATCATTTGAGGGAAATAACAAAATGAGCCCCTTAGACTTACGGCAAATGATTAAATACCATGCTGAAAACTTCTTTTTTATTAACCCGGAAACGGATTTTAAACTAGAAAATATTTTAGATAGTGTTAGGCAGTTAGTAAGGAAAAAAGGAGTAAAGGCTTTTGTTATTGATGCCTGGAATAAATTAGACCACCAATACACTACAAACGAAACCAAGTACATATCTGAACAGTTAGATAAGATTACAATGTTTTGCGAAAAAAACAAAGTCCATTGTTTCCTGGTTGCACATCCTACCAAAATACAAAAAGATAAAGCTACCGGGAAATATGAGATTCCTAACCTTTATTCAATTAGTGGATCTGCTAACTTTTACAATAAGACCGCAAACGGAATAACAGTTTACCGGGACTTTGAAACCGGGACTACTGAAATTTATATCCAAAAAGTAAAGTTCAAACATTGGGGTAAAGTTGGATGTGTTCAGTTTGCATGGGATTACACAAATGGCAGGTATTACAAAGGGCAGCCTAATTCAGATTCATGGATTAATGTTGAACAACCCAAACCATTAGAAAACAACACTAATTTTTTAACCGAAACCAAAGAACCCGATTTAGTATTAAATACTGATTTAGCAAACCCTTTTTAAAATAGAAATTATGAAAAAACTAACAGAACAAGAGATTGAGAAATTGGCATTGGATAATTTGGAATATTATTCAGATGATGATAAAAATAGATGTTCAAAACAGATAAAAGAATCATTTATAGAAGGCTTTCAATCCTGCCAAGAGTTGAATGAGAAAGAGAGTGATGTTTATACAGATGGCGAACTGTTACAAATATTATTAAGTGAAGATATGAATGATGTTCGTATTACTAAAATTAACCAACTGTTCAAACAATCTAAAAAATAAGTAAAGATGAATCTAATAGAACAAAATATCAAATATATATTAAAAAATAAAATATTTCCTGTATTAGATGAATGCATGGACGCTAATATAGATGAGTCGTGCTTCACTAATGCTGCGAAAGAAATATTTAAACTTTTCCAATCCTGTCAAAAGTTGCATGATAGTGATAATATCACTGATGCTATTGAATTTCAAGAATGGATTAATGGAAAAAAATCAATGTATATATTAGAACAAAGTCATCCTTTGAATATATGGGTTTTTTATGGTTCTGGATATGAAAAAAAAGTCACATTGAATGAACTTTACCAACTATTCAAACAATCTAAAGAATACTAAAATGCAAACCCTAGACAATGCCGTTAAAATGTTTGTAGCTATATCTACAACTTTAGACGATGAGAGAATAAGATTTACAGGAACGTTTACAAAGCGAGAAAAACAAGGTTTTAACGCTTTAATTGAATCGCTAAACTCTTTCAAAGGAACTATTAAAGCTAATATGAAAGCCGATAATATCAATGAATGTGAACGAATACAAGACTATATCCATGATTTAGTTTCTGATTTAATCAAAGACGGTTCAAAAGATATTCAAGTGTTTGCTGCTTTATGTAGGATGCTTAAAATAATCTATCTAAAGTATATCGGTGGTAAATTTAAACATAACGATAAAGAAAAGTTTGTAAGCCTTTATTTAATAGCTAATGGATTTAGCAATATGATTGAGAATAACGAATTAATTAATTCAGACATGGAGCATTTTTGTTTGACTTTGATTGAGGGTAGGGAGTTTAAAAGAAATAAAGTAGCGTAATGCTTTAACAGATATGAGAAAAGAATTAAATAAACAAAATAAATAGTAGAAATTATGATATACAGAGACCATTTCCAAAATTACAAATCGTACGGAATACCAAAAGCACAATTAATAATAGCAGATATACCTTACAATTTAGGTAATAACGCCTACGCATCAAATCCGGCATGGTATAAAGACGGTGATAATAGCAACGGAGAAAGTGCTTTAGCGGGTAAAAGTTTTTTTGATACCGATGAAGACTTTAGACCTGCTGAGTTTATGCACTTTTGTAGCACAATGTTAAAAGCTGAGAAAAAAACCGTAAAAATTGAAGGCGAAGCGAGGCAAAAAGGTGATGCTCCTTGCATGATTATATTTTGCGCTTTTGACCAACAAATGTATTTAATTGAATTGGCAAAAAAACATGGTTTAAAAAATTACATAAACTTAGTTTTTCGCAAAAACTTTTCAGCTCAGGTTTTAAAAGCAAATATGAAAGTTGTAGGTAATTGTGAATACGGCTTAGTTTTATACAGAGACAAATTGCCAAAATTCAGAAACAACGGCAAAATGATTTTTAATTGTATTGACTGGCCAAGAGACGGAGAAAGTGAAAAAATACACCCAACACAAAAACCTGTTGAATTATTAAAAAAATTAATATCAATTTTTACTGATGAAGGTGATGTAGTAATTGACCCATGCGCTGGGAGTGGCTCAACTTTGATAGCAGCCGAAAGATTAAACAGAAAAGGTTTTGGCTTTGAAATTAAAAAAGAGTTTTGGACTAAAGCTAATCAATGGCTAACTGAAGAAAAACAAATAAGGTCTGATGTATCAGAGTTTGGATTTAATAAATCTCAACTTGAAAAGGTGGCGCCTACTTTGTGGACTATTTAACCCCCCTTTTTACAACAAATCTAACCTATTGATTGACATGGGTATAATATCAAAAGACAAAGTAAAAGAGATATGAAAAACGAAACTCCATTTAAAGGCTCGCAGTTAGAAACGGAAATAAGAAATACAACTGATTCTGAAAAACTTAAAAAAATGCACCAACTAATAAATGGAGGTTTTGAAAATCAACCCGAATCTATATTTTGGAAAGAAGCATTTGAAATGATTGATAAAAAAATTAAAACCAATAATTAAATAATAACCAATATTACACAGATAATTTAAAATATGGATAAGCAAACACAAATAAACCTCATAGCGGGTAGGATAATTGACGAGCACAGAAAGCACAGTTTACGGATGCCTGATGAATGGCACTTAATAGCTGCTAGTAAAATCTATTCACAATGGAGTGAGTATTATCAAACTAATGAATCTATAACTATTGAAATGTTAAAGCAACAAATTAATAACATGGATAGTGAGATTGCAAGATTAAAGGAATTTGAATTTATGTATAACGGATTAAACAAATAACACCATGAAACCAACATTAGAACAAACGCCCGATATGTTAGCCAATCTAACTACTATGGTAGAAAATTTAACAAAGTCATTAAGTGATACAAAAGAACGAGAGGAAATACTTTGCCGTCAACAAGTAGCTAATATGTTTTTGGATAAAAACGGTAAACCTGTTAGTCCCGATACTATAACAAGATGGGTAAATAACGGCTCACTTCCTGCTTATGGTCAGGGTAAAGGAATGTATTTTTTCCGTTCAGAGGTGTTTCAATTTCTTAAGGGTTGTAAATATAAAGCAGCGTAATTATGAAAACGGCAATACAGCTATTACAAGAAAGATTACTAAATGATTTAAAAATATTCCCACAGTACAAAGAATATATTGATGGAATATTATATGATATTTATAATGAATTAGAAGCTATTGAGGAAAATCAAATAAAAGAATCTTATGAATTAGGATGTAGAACTGCTGCTGATGATATATTTAGCAGAATATAAATAACTAAAACAAAATAATTATGAAAACAAAACTATACGGAGCATCGGATGACTTAATCGAAATTGAAGGATTTGCATATGATGAAATTGATTGCTATGAACATAAAAGACCTATAAAATTTGAGTGTTCAGATGGAACTATTGGAACTATTTTTTATAATGGAGAGTGGAAAATAAATGTAAAAATATGTGGGAATAAATATTTAAGAGTAATTGATTCGGTTGGTGACGAAAACAGACACGATGAACCAAATGCAACTATTCCATCATATTCAGATATTTTAATTTTAGATTCTGGCATTGAGTGGATTAAAATTAAAGGTATGGTAATTAAGGATAATTAACTAAAAATACTCAGCTAATTGCAAAGCCTTTTGTGTATCACTTTTACCGATATAAAACTTAAAAATATTAAAAATGGAAACAAAGAAAAATAAAAAAGATTGCGATAATGGATTTCATGGTGATTGTTGCTGTAACTGCGCTAAACTATGTGTAATAAATAAACATCCATGGAATATTACCGAAATAGCCAAAGGAAGTATATTAGAATCTTTTGCGTATGGGTGTATGAATACGTTTGGAGATGAAAAGAAAAACAAAATAAGGTCTATAACATTCTCGGATAAATTACATGGTATGTGTGAATGTCATCAAAGAAATAAATAATATTTTATTTTAACTAAAAATACTCAGCTAACTGTAACGCTTTCTGACTATCTGATTTACCGATATACTCCAAAAACATTTTTTCAGTTGAATGTCCTGTAACCCCGATTAGTAAAGACGTAGGAATAATACCATAGTTATTTGTGGCAAAAGACCGCCTACCGATATGACTTGTTACCAATTCCCATTTTTCAAAAGTTCCCGATTCTTTGCGTGTAATTCCATTTTCCGTTTTAGTCTTTGAGCCTTTAACCTTTTCGTTAAGTTCTGCTATTTTACAGACTTCTTTGATGTAAAGGTTATAATTTACGTCTGAAATTTGTCTAGGAAATTCGCCATCTCTTTTATCCAAAATCCTTAAAACTCTTTTACTTAAAGGTACAGTCATATCTTTTTTTGTCTTTTTTTGAGTAAATTCAATTAAAGGTTTATTGTTTTCCTGCCTTCTCATTTTTTTATCAAATCGTAGAAAGTCGGAAACCCTTTGACCTGTTTCGCAGGAAATCAATAACCAATCCCGGGCATTATCCAAATATCCATTATCTAAACTTTCATCTTCTATTTTTTGCAGTTCATCAAGTGTTAAATATATCTTATCAATTTTATGGTATTTTGCCGTAAATAAATCCAATTCAGAATGGGTAGGTATTTGTTTAATTCGAGCGTGTAAGCATATCGTTTTAATCATATTGATATATTTAGCTGAACTATTTGCAGCATATTTTTGCTCGCTAAAGTAATTTTGACAAAGTAATTTAAAATCCAATCCCACCTCCTTAACTTGAAATTCCCTTTTAACTGACTTTTGGAATCTTAAAAGTATATCCTTAATGACCTTTATTTTATTTATTGTTGCATAGCTTAATTCCTTGCCTCGTGCTGTTAAATAATACTCAAAGTAATCAACTAACTTGTTTGGAATTTCAGTCTGTTCTATCGGGTTAATAAATGCCTTTAACCATGTGCTATTTATTATTTCATTTTCCGATTTATTGTAGTAGTTTAGCAGCTTAGATTTAAAACTCTCCAAATCAAAATCGAGGTTTCTTAAATCAATGTTCTTTGTATGCTTTGGCTTTCCTTTTGAATCGCTCCAATCATCGGGATTAATAGATAGTTTAGTCTTTGCTTTGGCGTCTACTTTGCGACCATCTCTTAAACGTACATAGATTCCAGAGGGGTTTGTTTTGGATTGAATAAAGAAGTTAATCGTAGGCATGGGCAAATATAATAATTTAGTCCACCATTAGCCCACAATCATACGGTCTAATGTTGTTAATTAACGTTTAAACAAGTAAAGAGAATTGTAAAAGGTTAGTGTTTAAAAGGTTTAAACGGTTTTGAATTTGTTTAGATTTGTTTAATCTGTCCTTAGCAAAGCCACTTTTTAAAATTAAGTTTGTAATGATAGTAAAGGTTTACAAAGATTGAGTGTTTATTTTAGTCCACCATTAGACCACAAAGGATTAATTAGTATATTTGATTTGTGGGTAAATCAATAAAATCGGGCATAAAAACTAAAAATCACATCACGAAAAAAGTGCAAAATTTTTTATACCGTGACGATGTGGTTAATGTATCTACGATTAAACGAATATTTAAAGCGAACAGTTTAGAAGAGCAGCCTCAGTTAGATATTATTGACCATGATTATTATTACGGAACAGAAAACTGCAGTTGTCAGTATTGTTTAATGCAATTTTATTATTACGAGTAATTAAGGAATAACCTTACCAACTCCAAACCTCAAACTTTCATCAGTAGCAACTCCTAAAATAAAACCATGTTTTGCACCTTTCCAATATCCAGAACGTTTTGCTTTTGGTATTGAATCGTTACGAAGTGATACTATTTTAGTACTGTCCGTATATCGGGTATAGTTTTTAAGTGTAATTACATCTTTTTGATTACCAATAATACTATCACTTTTATGCTGTGCTTTTGTTTGACTACTGATAATATTATTGTTTATACTATCAGTTTTAAGGCATTCAACATACAATACTTCAACTGCTTTTTTACAAGTGGAATCTACTACATAAATAAGGCTGTCATGGATTCTAGTTTTACCGGCAATATATTTAGGCTTCAACTTTAACAAACTATCGGTTTTATTCTTTTCAATTCCTAATTCATAAGTTAACCGTTCAACTTCTTTTAGTTTTTGGGCTTCTAATGGATTGGTAATTGTTGAGATAGTCGGTTTTTTGTCGCATCCGTTAAAGTAGATTATAACACCTACTAAAACTGCTATAATTATTAGGTAAATATATTTTGGATTTTTCATAATTGTTTTATATATTTGTACAATAATAAGTGTAACCCATTTTTTATTCAAATAAAACCTCTCACAGTTTTTTTTATAAATGAGCCAGTAATAGAAATGTTCCTGGCTTTTTTTGTAAGCTATTCTACGCCTTTAATAGTTGAAATTTTACCACCCAATGCAGGCAAACAAACTACTAATATTTTTATAATATCATTTGGTTTCGATAAATCAATAGTATTGAAATCAATTAAAGCTAAAGCCATTACTAATGAGGTAATTAATCCAAAAGCAGTTGCTGCTAAATCCTTTTTTTTCTTTGTCATTATTATAAATTTTTAAGCATTTCTATTAAATTAAATTGAGGACTCATATCGTTTTTATCTGTCCGATACGAAACGTGTGTATAAATCCCATTTTTGCCCGATAAAGCATTTTGTGAAATATCCCACATATCAGAATTATAAGTACGGTTAATTGAATATTTAGCGCAAAGTTCTAAAATCAGTTTCCTTAAAGCTGCTAATTGTAAGTCGTTGTATTTATGGTAATATTCGAAACCTCTGAACTTTGCGATTTGAACAACTTGATCTGCAGGAACTTCTTTATTTATGTAGTTTAAATATTTATCCCCTACCTTTTTTAATTGTCCCCAATTACATACTTCAATACCGATGCTATTTTTATTTAATTGGGTATTACTAATTGATTTTAAACCTAAATGATAAGCCCAATATTGGTCTTCAAAAGCAGTTTTAACAATTCCTAAACTATCAATTACATAAGCCGTTCCAACTCGTTCAGGATTAAAATCCCAACCATGTATAACGTTATCAGCATTACCACCTCCTGCAGTATGATGCAAAACGATTTGATTTTTAAATGATTTTTCTTTGAAGTATTGAGTATCTTTTATCATAGTTATTTAAAAAAATGTTCTTTAATTAATGTTAGTATATAAAATACAACACCACCGACAGCTCCAATAATCCACTTAACCCAACCTTTATCATTCTTTAATAAAGCATCTTCTATTACTTTAGTTTTCTCTATAACTATAACTTTAGCTTCCACATCTATAATATATCCCCTCAATTTTCCAAGCTCCTTTATAACTCCTAAATGACTAATTTCATCATCACCAAATAACCCTTGTTCAATCCTATGCAAAGATTTTTGAGCATTCGATATGCCTTGTTCTAAATTAGCGACCTTATGACTTAAGTCGTTATTCTGTTTTGTTAGTGTAGTTATTTCGGCTGTACTCATATATTAATCTGTTCTTTGAGGCAAGGGGTTAAATAAGTGATTGGATTTTAGTTACTAATGTTGGTATTACTGTACTATCTCTACCAACTTTAGTGTGATGTAATTTATCCGTAAAGTAATTAGTCGCATTACTAGCGTCGGCTCTTGTATCAAAAATCAACTCTGCTCCAATATCCCAAACCGAATATCCATAGGTTGATGCATTACTTCTAACTAATGCGTTGTAGTCTGAGATCCTGGTCATTAAGTCACCAGGATCCGAAACATAATCGCGAGCAGTAACTGTACCTATAATTATCTTATTTGTTTTAGTTGTTACTAAATTTAACCACCCAACAACATTAGCAAACGCACTAGCTCCACTTAATGCATTTAAGTACATATCGTTTGTCCCTTCCCAATAAACTACAATATCATTTGACTGTAAATTATTCATTATTTTAGAAGATGCTGCTGCCAAAATTTGAGTTCCTGTTTGTCCGCTAATTGCAAATGAAAACATTGCTAAATTATTTCCTAATAATTGTGAATAAGCCTGAGATGGCACGTATTCAAATCCGTAATTGGAAGTTGCAGAACTATCGGCACTACCTAAATCAAACAACGAATTACCTTCAAAAAATAATTTCCTTTGTTTTATTGGTGGTAATTTTCTCTTTATCATTATTGTGCCTCATATGTAATTAAGAAAAGAACATTTTTAGTACTGCCAGACGCACCCCATGCAGCACCAGCCACACTAGTCGTTATAACAGCTACATTACTTCCAGAAGTTATAGACACCTTACCTTGCTTTACGGTACTAGAAGTATCTACAACAGTACACGCATAAGACATTGTAATATTTGAAACATGAGATAGTGTAATGGTGCAAGTTGTTCCGCTTGACGTTCCTAATCCAGAAGCGTATAAACTATTTATAACAGTCTTGCTACCATCATTATATACTTTTGCCACTATTCCCGTAGGGTCAGCACTAAACCCTGTATAAGTTGGAACCCATGTAGTCCACACCCCAGCTTGATTTGGTTGGTACGAGGCACATTTCCAATTACCACTACCCTCACTAATAAATGTAGCTGAGTCGCCTGCGATTGTTGTAATATTTAAACCGCCTGGCAAAATTAAAGATGTTGCATTATGCGTTAATGTCAATATCCCATCAAAAACAACATCTATTTTAGTGCCTGCCTGTAAAGTTCCAAACGCTGTTATTGTTGTGGTTCCTGTAATGTGAACTAAATTTCCAGTTGCAGTTGACAAATCGGTTGTTGTTGCACTTGCTATATTTGTGCTTTTGGCTAGTTTTAATAATCCTGTTAATGCGCCACCAGATAATTGTAGGTAAGTGCTATTTAAAGTAGCTTTAATATTTGCCCATGTAACCGATTTAAACAAACTATTTGCAACATCCCAAATACCTATTTTATCAGCGTCTAAAGGGGTTGGATAATTTGTTGCTATATTATTTTGATTAACCGTTGCAACTTCAACACCGTTTTTTGTTACGCTCGGAGCGTCTAAATCAATTTGAGTACCGTGTTTAATTACGGTCTTGGCTATCTTAACTTGAATGTATCTAGGTGAAAGAGGTGTGCCCTCAAATACACCAACAATACCGTTATCATTAGCAATTTGCGCTAATGCCTCAGAAACATAAACATAGCCTTTATTACTTGTACCTGACCTTATATCGGTATATCCGTTTTTAATTGATGTAGTTGATGTACCGTCATCGCTAGTAATATCTTGTTCGCCCGTTTTCTTATCAACAGCTAATGTTTGAGCAAGTGATTGAGCTGAGCCACCACCTAAGAATGGTAAAGCGGATAAGGTAGTGATGCCGTCACCTTTTTTGAAAGTTCCACTATTATCATTTAAATAAACTAACTGTCCATCCGCTAATAATCTTGATGCATTAGCTGTAAACCATGCACTGCTTTTATTACCTAATCTAACTATTGCATTTGCCATTAACTTCTAAACTTTTTTAATTTATTAAATTCCTGTATAAACGTTAATACTACCGATGCTAATTTTGACTTTTTAGGATAAAATTTAGGATCATAACCACTTTTTACAATAACTTTTTTCTTATAATAATTCTCAAAGTTACTAAAATTATAATCAGTAATCAACTTATTGTCAGCCATTAAAATGTCAGTACGGAGAACGTTATGTTTAAATGCTGGAATTGGTTTTAATTCAAGTGTATATTCTGGCTCTTGTTCTAATTCAACAGCCTGTCTTTGCCCACTTGTATAAACAACATCCTCTTCTTTTAAAGGAGCTGATTTAAACATAAACATTCCATTAAATCTATGTTGATTATACCAATTTAACTGACCGAAATCTCTTTGCTTTTCATCATTTTTAGAGTCACCTAATAATCCATTTATAATATATTCAATTCTAACTGTACCGTTAGCCCGTGAATCGTTATACTGAGATAGACAGTAAGTTTCTGAGTACTGAGTAGTAGTACCTCCAAAAATAGAAGTCGATACGCATTTTAACTGATAAGAACCCTCGCCAATTACGGTTAAAACTTTTTTCCACTCAATCTCATAACCTACCATTTTCTCGTTAAATCCATTGGTATTGAATCCGTAATTATAAGGAGTGCCGTAAGTAGTTACACTATTTAAAGCTACGCTAGTACCGTCTGGCTTAATTAAACTAATTATAGCGGTATCAATAGCCTCTTCATTAAACCACCATAAGAAGCGGTTTTTATCGTTTTTAAGTTCATCACTTGTTGCTGTATCTGCTAAAACATTCCATACTAAGTCACCACAACAATCTAATTGATTAGGTGGTAAAACAATAGTTTCAGTAAATACAGGATTCTCGCTAATCATTGTAAACTCAGCGCTTGCTAAATATCCGTAAGCATCTATATCCATAGCAACTGAGGACATTTTATCTGTATCGTTGTCAACCCTGGCTGTTATTTTCCATTTATTTTTACCTACCAAAGACTGTATTGCTAAATAATCAATTTCAACCTCTGCTAATATGGTTGTAGATGTAGGATTTGATACCTTAACTTTTGTTTCGCCTGTTAATGGTATGAACCACGTATCAGAATCACTAACGTATAAACTTGACATCCTACGCTTACCAATAGTACCACCCTCTTCAAAAACTTCTAATCCTATAACCACTTCTGGCTTTGATGAAGTCATTGTAGGGCAATTAAATAAGGCTTTTACTAATGTATTTTTATACCCTAAAATATATCTCGTACCGGTTCCGTTTACTAATTCAGTTGCACCATCATATGTTTTAATAGTAAATGTGATGTCGTTATCTGGAGCAACGTGCGTGTAATTCCTATCAAATGATTTGAAGTTTGTGTATCCAGTATATGAAGCTGGCGAACCGTTAACCTTTGTTGATATTTCACATTCATATCTTAATATCCAGTCACCACCGTAACCAATGTTACTATACTTATACCAATCATTATTTAAATTATTATTTGGTTTTGTTGAATCAAAGAAAAAAGAGTTACCGTTTTCGATAGCGGTCCAGTAATCCCATCTAACTAAAAACGGGTAAGAAAATTGAAATTCACCTGGAGTTGATAAACTTTTAGCTGTTAATTGCTTTCTAATTTCAGTAGATGGAACCCTTATATTTATATCCTGAGCTATATCAAAGTTTTGAAAACCACTAACTACATTTACATAAGGCAAAGTAATGGTTTTACTTTCTAATGTAAATTTTTCATCTGTTACCGTATTATAAGCGATAATTCTATGAGCAACTTTTGTTAATTCAACAGATGTCACTAAGGGGTCAGTACCTACTGTTATTTTAGTATAACCGACTAACTCATCCTCTGCAAAAGTAGTTCCAATTGAATAGGCTGTTGCATCTAAAACGTTTGTTATATGTGGAATTAATTTTTTACGATTGAAGGTTATTAAATTTGGGAATGCTGCCTTATAATAAAATTTATTAAAATCAACTTTTACATTTGCTCTGTCAGCTAATACGCCTAATGTTGTATGATCTTGAATTGATACCCAAAACATATAGCTAGGTACATCCGACTCTTCAAAAACAGAAACGCTATTAGCATGGAATGAAAGTTTCCCTGTGATTGTTATTTTAGTAGAGCTATTTCTAGTCGCCTTTAAATCACTTAAAGAACGCATTGTTGTATCTGCGTAATTATCTCCATTTACTGCAACTGGTACTGCCTGAACGGTTAATAGTGCTTTATCCCAAACAAAGTTGTGTTTTAAGTCCCTACCGTTTGCCTGGTATTCAGTTTCAGAGATACAAGCCTTTGCAAAATTTATAACTAATTTAGAAGATGCTGCCACAAAAACAGGATCCGTGTTGTTTATTTCAAAACTGAAACTCGTTACATTTCCAGGTAATAATTGAGGGGTTGGTATTGCAACAGCTAAACTATCAGTATAAGCTAAATTACCTAAACTAAAATTAGTTAAACTGCTATTAAAATTTTCGTTAAAATAGCCCGTGTTACCTAATGTTAAATCATCTTCAAAAGTTTGTATTCTATTAGGGTCAGTTAAATTATAACGAGCCTCAAAATAAAATACAGGCTTCATACACGCTAAATCATAGAATGTAGGAGGTTTAATTCCAGCTTGTATATCATCCCATTGTTCAGCTAACATGACGGGTGTTATTCTACACGTATGTTTGATTATAAAGTTTGAACTATAAATTGGACTAGTAACCAAACTAACCTCGTCAACCGTTATAGTACCATCTTGATAACAAAGTGATCCAATCATAGCCATAGGTAAATTTGTACCAGCTCCAGCTGGATTAAGACCTGTTATTGTGGCTAATTGTGTAGTACCATCTATTTTTGAATAGTAGTTAGTTGCCTCATCATTTTCAATCCAATTATGTTTATATGAAAGTGATGTTACAGGCGTAGCTAAACTTAAGGCAGTCGTAGTTCCAGCAGCATTGGCAGCCCACGCTACCGGATTAGTGGCAAATTGTATCTCGGTATTTGATAATTTATCGACAATAACTAAACCTGTTGTTAATGTAGCTAAACCAAAATCGTAATAACTTAAAGTGTCACCTATGTTGAATTTAGAAAAGTCACCACCCGTTACCCACGGTTTGCCAGCCGTTACAATATAACCGTCTGTATTATTTAATACCCATGCTGAACTAGATGAGGCTAAAACATATTCTTTAACTGAAATATTATGAGTTATCACAATTTTTTCCCCAACATTTGCCAAAGCAAAATTAACAGGTGTACTATCTAATTCGTTTGTGAATGTTCTTGATGTTATGTATACTGACATATTATTTAAAATTAAAATCTTGTTTAAATCCTTTTACTGATTGTTTTATTTCCTCTAGTTTGTCAGAAACATTGTTACTATTCATGGTGTTTTGAAATTCAATTGCTTGATCTGGAGTCATGTGTTTAAATGATGCCTCGATGTTTCCAGGCAAAGTAGCCATTAACGAAGTAACGGATTTCATCATAGCCTCTAAGTGTATTTTCATGTCGTTATTTTCCATCGGGTTCTAAATAAGATTGTTTTAAATTGTTAGTATATAATTTATTAATTCGAACTTCAATAGTTGCTGTTTGATGCCAGGGATTCCATTTTACAGAATCGTAAATAGCATCTTCGTTATCACTCGTAAAACCAGTATTATTGTCTTTTAACTTTTCGTAATCTTCAAAAGTGAACGGTACATTGTCGTATGGTTCAATATAAAATTGGTTTCCATTTGGTTTATCGGCCGTTGGTAAAAAAGAATTTACATAATGGTAATTATCCCATAAATATTTAGCTGAGAAATACGCATAATTTTGAGCGTGTAACTTATTAAACTTTGACTCACTACCCAAAGTCATAACAAAAACCTTTGGCACGTTAATCATATCCTTTTCAATCTTTAGCATCCCGATTCTGTTACTCATCAAGTTTTTAAAGTTTGGCATATTGACCTTTGGAATTAACGGTAATTGAAACTTCATTTTTATTCCAATAGTTGCTAATTTCTTTAGGATGTTATTAACCAAAGTGATAATAAGGTTAAGAACCGTTATGATAGCGTTTACCACCTTTACCAAAGCCCCTACAATTACATCAAATATCTTTAAGAACTCGCTTAGCACTTGTTCAGGCACCGTTAAATCTTCTTTACGTTTAGCTAATGCACATTCCAATCTAACCTCTTCTAAACCTTTCATCATAACCATATTAGCATGATTTATAACGTTTGGCTCACATATTACTTGATAAGAAGTCCCCAAATAATCCTGCATCGTATTTTTATCCACGCTATCAGTAGCAAATGAGATTAAATAATTTGCTTTAAACTCATCTAAGTTTAATTTAAAAGATGGGTTTCTAAAGTCGTAATTATTAGCTAAAGCAGGTAAAGTATACTGATTAGCTGAATCTATATGATCTACTCGATACATATAAATCACATTGTTTTTTATAATTATTTTAGCGTTATAAGTCTTTTTACAGAATCTGATTAAGTCACCGTAACTACCTTTATAAAACCCCTCCTGAGTAATGGATGGATCTGTAAATCCTAAAATAGATTTCTCTTTTTTATTCGGTTCGTTAAAATACTTCTGAGGCATTAAATATGCATCGTTAAAAGGAGCAGTATCAAAAATAGGACTGCTAAAAGTCATACCTAAATACTCAGCACCTTTCTCTAATTGTGTTTTAATCGACA